GTTAGAGCGTTTGTTCCGTCTGGTGCTTCCTGTGAGTAGCCATCTCCGAATTGAGCGCTTAGAACGCGGTTTTTGCGCGTCCTTGTGCTACTCTGAGAGATATAACCCGTTAGTGGTAGTGCTGTTGACATTTGTTTCCTTTAGACTGGATTTAGTATTCCGCCAGTGCGCTTTGCTGCCATCAGTTCTTGGCGAACAATTCCTCTGGTGAATTGCTCTGTAATCTTTGCTGCGACTGCGTTGCCTGTTTGATCGTTTGTGGTGCCGCCTTGAACAGACACACTCACAGAGATATTGTTTATTTGAGCACCACCACCGCCTTGTGATACGACACCCAACTTACCGTTTGGTCCTCGTGATAGTGGCATGATTGCTTCTGGTCCTGCTTCACCCAACATACCGATTCCACCCGAGTAGCCGTGTAGGGTTGGTTTGTCGAATACGTTTCCACTGGCACTTTTCAGGATGCCAGTTTCTGCGAATACGTTTCCATCTGCTGAACCTGTGAACATGGCAAACATGCTTGATATTGCTTTTCTTGCTGCGATTCTGGCAATATCAGCGAGTATGGATTGGGCCATCGAACTAAACGATAACTTACCTGTCATGGCGAAATTGACCATGGCGTCTTCCATTCCCTTAGATGCTGTGCCGAATACGGTTTCAGCATTTTTTGATGCGTTGAATGCGTCCTCTTCGTATTTCTTGAATGATTGTTCCCAACCATAACTAAACTGCCGCTGCCTTGCTGTTTCTGATGAATCCAAGTCGTTTACTGTTTTTTGCTTTTCAATCTTTCTTTCCAACAACTGTATTTCGTTTAGTAGGTCTTGTTGTTCTTCCTCAGAGAAATCAGCACGTTCTTTTATGTAATACAGTTCCTGTGCTTTTTGTAGGTTATATTCAAGTTGCTTGACCGTTACATCGCCTTGTGTTGCTCCAAATTTCTTCATTACATCAAGTTGAATTTTATATAAGGCAACTTCGTTCTCCAGGCCGAGAAGTGCTTTGACTTGCTGACTTGCTTTTTTTGAAGATATTTCGGTTTCGCGCTTATATGCCTCTTCAACTTGTTTTTCGTATGTAAGCAGTTCCTTAGTTGTCTTGATAAGTTCTTTTAGTTGATCCTCGGCGATTGCTCCAGCGCGAAGCCTCTTTAGTTCCTCTGCTGTCGCTGCCTCTTTGATAACTTTGCCATCTTTGACAACTTCGTTATATTTGCCTTCATTCACGGCATTTTGGAACATCTGTTCTGCTGTCTGTTCCTCTACACCTAACAACTTGAAATATTCAGCCCATAGCTTTGTTACGGCATCCGCTTGCCTTATATATTCGCCCGTGAGGTCTTTGACATTCGACGTATCAATCTTGTCGTCGTTAGTTCCGACATTTTTCGGAGTTGGTTTTGGTTCAGTGGTATCAGCAGGGCTTCCCTTGAACTTTTTACGAGCAGCCTCCGCCTTATCCACCATATCAGTGAAGAATGAAGCGTTCTTATCAGTCAAGGCATTGGATGCTTCCTTCATTGATCCGACTACATCCGCAATTTCCTTACTTACTCTATACGCTCCAACTAAGTTACCATTTCTTACGTTGTCAAGCACCATCCACGCTTTGAACGATGCTAAGGCGAGTAAACCTGTTTCCTGTCCTGCTACCTTCATAACTGTAATGAAGTTACGCATGAAGTCAGAAACCGCTGCCAATCCATGCGCGGTATCCCATCCCCACTGTTCAATGTCGTTTAGAACTAACTTTTTTGACTCCGTATCAAGCGTTCCCGACTGCTTTGACATATTCAATATTTCTTTAGCCAGAGATTCCATCACAGGCAGCAATCCAGCACCAATCAACGCCTTATATTGGTTGGCAGTGGCGGATAGCTTTTTCATTGTGCGTTCGTATTCCTCAGCCATCGCCGCTTGTTCTTTTGTGACCTTAGCCGCTAACTCGCCTTTATTCGCGTAGTCTGCCAAAAACTCATTTATGTCGGTGCCGTTCTTGCCAAACAGAGCCATAACAATATTATTCTTTTGCCATCCCTCATGCAGACCTTCTAACTTCTGCGCCGCCATATACATATATTGTTCTGTGGTTTTGCTTGTGTCTGATGTGTCGATACCTAATGCCTTGAATGCTCTGGATTGCAATGAGGTAGCGGTAGCACTTGCTGCCAATGACTTTTCAAACTTGATAATTGCGCCAGTTACCGTATCCATTGAGGTGCCGCTTAGACGGGCAACAGACTGCATTATGGATAGTTGTTCAACTGCTACGCCTGTTTTCTTTGATAGATTGTCTAATGCCGCCGCTTGAGTCACATAGCTATCAAACATCGATTTGATGGCATAAGTAGCGCCACCTAAAGCTGCCGTAAGCAGGACAATACTCGTGGTGAATGGGTTAGCACTTGCCGCCTTGAAGGCAGTTGCCATCTTCTTTATACTGCCTTCAAATTGAGTAGCCGCATTGTCGGATACTCCGAGTTGCGAACTCAGTTCCTTTAGACTGACAGTTGCCTTAGTTACATCAGCACTATCTATTACGATTTTGTTATCACTCATTTAGTATCCTTTGATGTATTTAGTTTTTGTAGGAAGGCCATGTCCATCTTCTTGAGGATTTCGACTTCATATGGTTCAAATTCAGCCTGCATCAGGCGTGAATAAGCATCTATTTCCAGATAGGTGATTGGTTGAAACCCGAACTGTGTTGCCTGTCTGGTGTTATGGAGTGTCCAGAAGGTATTCCAAAGAGGAATGGCGATATAGCTAAGCGGTTTCTCTTTGAGGCGAGGATCAGTGAATCCATACATTCGCTGTTGGAATAGCAGGGTTTCTCTGAGGGTGCTTCCGTCGCCTAAAGATTTATCCAACTCCGCTGTCTGTTCGACTCTACGGGTTAGCAGGTCGTGAAGATCAACGAAAGAAATGCTGTCTGTTCGAGACATACCCCGCTACTGCGTCGGCAATCCAACGGTATTCTGTCAATAACGTTACGGCGTATTCTGGTGAATATGGGCCTTCCATTGCCTCGTCATACGCTGAGTCCCAACCTACAATAGCGGCGGCGAATTTCTTGATAAGAATACTTTCCACTTCCTCGATTTCAACTTCAGAACCTGCCTTTCCTCGGGCAATGCCTTCTTTTTGCAGTTGTCGCTCTATGTCTCTGACTTGTTTAGAATCAGGTCCAACTACATCAAGAAATATACCAAGTGGTGAATCGTCTTTGGGTGAATGTAGTTCTAATTTTTGTTGTATTGGTTTTAGATCGGATAGTTTCATGTAATTTCCTTTATGTTATTTAGTTGTGCTTTCCATAGTGCTTACCAGTTCTCGCCAGCGAGATATTCACCTTATGTGCGACGGACAGCGTTCTTCCTGATAGAGTTGCGGATATTTTTTCTTTAGTTTCAACGTCATGGGGTTTTCTAGTTCTACCCTTTTGTGCCGCCGACATATTCTCCCTAGTGTCGTCCGAAATGGGCTTCATTTTTTTACCCTTATTCCAGGCAATTCTTCCTTTCTTCCTGCTAAAGAACTTACCTTTGTTCCAAGGGATAGTGCCTTTCTTTGCTAAGGCCATTTTCGCTTTAGTTTTATCTGACCTAACGGCCCCACTAACTCCATCACCGCCATCTGTTAGATTGAACAGAGGACCAGTGCCTATGTCAGCTCTGCCAAAATACATAATCCAAAACTTCTCTATTCCAAGTGCGGTTTCTTCGTCGGCGTGGTAAGTGATATGTGGAGTAACTGAATAGCCTTCTGCTACTCTCTTGGCTAATAGGAAAGATAATCTCCTATTGTTTCGGATATTTGATTGTTTTATATGGCTAAATGCTCTGTCGCCATATCCCTTACCTACGTAAATAGGTGTGTTGTCTCTAGGGTCGAAATAGATGTATGTATAGAATTTTTTCATGTTGCCTCATTTAGTGCCTTAGATAAGTAGGGCAGCAAATGGGCATCATTTGTTTTCGTCTGTACAGGACTATCCCTGCACTTATTTATGCCAACAAAAAAGGCTTGTAAATAAATACAAGCCCGTTTTGGATTAGGTCGCTTAGGCTTTAGTAATCACAAGTGTGGAAGCATCAGTTGCGAAGTAATCGGCTTCGAACGTAACGGCAACTGGAATAGTTGCTGCGTTTGTGACGCCGATTGTTGCTGCTGTGTAGGACACATTCTTCATTTCAAACTTATAGCTGTTGGTGCCATCACTTACGGTAAAGGCAAAGCTTGTGTTGGTGCCAGCAATAAACTTGTTCATGATGGCATTGCTTTCAAACAATGCGGTAAATGTGCCGTTGACCTTACGAATACCTGCGGTGAAGTCTCTAACGGTGCTTGATGCCAGAACGAAGTTAGGATTTAGACCACTGTCAATGTTCAACTGAATATTGGTGATATAGGCAATTGCCGAGCCGCCTTCTGTGACTGCTCCGCCGTTGTGCTTCATTGGGTTTTTCACTGCTGGAACTGTGACGCCTGCTGTGGTGTCAATCGTTGCAGCGGCGAGTGCCATCGACTTACCAAGAACTGTGTATTTGACAGTTACATCACCACTCACTGGAACGGTGATAGATGTCTTATCAACGACAACGCCAGTAAATGAACGGTATAGACTTGTCGATGGGAAGCCCTGTTCGAAAGTAAATGATTTCTCTGTAGAACCCATTTTCAACACAGATGTTGCAAAGGCAGCACGCATTTGGCTTTCCAGAAACGGATCGTGGAGTGTAGATAGTGCGTCCTCAATATCACCTGATACGGTGGTATTGCCGAACGAGGTGTATCGCCCTTGTCCATCGACCTGAATACTCGTGTCCTTTGTGTTTTCTTTGGTAAGATTCACATTGAAGCCATTTACTGGCAGACCGATTAGTTCGGGTGTTGCTGGTGTAGTACCGAATACGGTTTCAGCGATATACGCGACATGGGCATTTGCGCCTGATGATTGAGACATGGTTAGATTCCTTTGTTTGTTTATTTATGCCGTTGGTTAGACGAAACATTCCCATTCAACCATAACTGGTGTTTGGTAGTAATTTGGAAATGGTCGTGCGCTGTTTATATATGAGCGCAAAACCAAAACCGAAAAGCTTGCATCCGTAAGATACAAACCTTTGCCGAATGTGGATATGATCGTGTCAGCCATTGCTAATGACTCAGCAAATCCACTATTATTTAGGTAGAACAAGTCGATTTGATATAAACCGTTCTTCCGTTCTCTGCCATTTATACCAATGCTCTCCACCGTCGTTGCGGCAGGTAGCAGAGTTGAACGACACCAACTATTCATGTTTGCGGGTTTGAATAGGGTATTCTCTGTCTGTAGAGTTGGCAGTGATGTTATTGTCTGGAGCTTTGTGTCCAGAATCGTATGTATAGATGAAAAACTCATTTGGCCCTCCTCATGGCGACTTTCCAGATTTCAGGGCATTCGGCAACTGTCGTTTTCAACATACCAACTGGATGATGATTAGGCGTTCCATGTTCGACATATCCAAAATAACGGACATCGTTATCAAACTCAAAACTGGAGTCGGTTATGTTGACTCTGTTTCCTGCGATCAATACGCCTGTGTCCACTGGTGTTCGCATACCCCAACGATTTAGAAACTCAGTAGCGAACTCCACCTTGGCGCGTTCAACTTGTTTTTCTAACGCTTTG